CAATCGGTAGGTCAGTTAATTAATTTAAAAGTTATGCTTGAACAGACTGCTGACCAACTTACTGGTATTACGGCAAGTAGAGCAGGTATAACTAAATCAAGTGACGCTGTTGGTGTTAATGAAAGAAGTGTAATGCAGTCAACATTAATTACTGCGCCTTTGTTTGACATACACTATGAGTTAGTTGGAGACACCCTAAACGCTTTATCAAACCTTTTTAGGTACTGTTGGGCTGACGAAGATAGAATGATAAACATATTTGGAGATATGGGCATAGAGGTCTTTAAATGGAAGAAGACTTCTGCGTTAGATGAGATTGGGTTATTTGTTGAAAATTCAGCTAAAGAGTTGTCTAAAAAACAATCCATGTATAGCATGATGGACAGAATGGCTTCAACCGGAAGTCTTGATCCTTTATCTACAATGAAAGCTTTAAATGCTGAAAGTGCTGTTGAAGTAGAGAAAATTTTAACAGAGGGTATTAAGGTTATGCAAGAAAGAGAGCAAGCAAATCAGCAAACTATGCAACAGATTGAGTCTCAGAAAAACGAAATTGACGCACAGAAAATTCAAGTACCTATTGAAGTTGCTAAGATTAATTCAGAAACAGACATTAAAGTTGCTGAAATGAAAATTAATGCTGACCAAGGAAAATTAGACCAAACGCAAGAGTTTGATTCAGATGGTCAAGACGTTCAACAACAAAATGAGCTAGATAAAATGATGTTACAAAATTCAAACAAAGAAGAAGAACTAATGCAGCAAAAAGATAAACCAGTACAATAATAATTTTTTTTTATAAATTTATAAGCAATGAACGAAGAAGAAAACGTAAATGAAACGGAATCAGTGCAAGAAACTGCAACTGAAGAAAGAAATGCTGAAGTTAAAGAGCAAGAAACAGAAGAGTTAGATTTATCTTTTAATCCAAATGCTTTTTTTACAGAAGAGCCAAAAGAAGAAAAGAAAAATGAAGTCAATAACAATATTGACGAGCCTAACGTAGAAAACAGTAAGGATGAAGACAACAAATCAGAAGAAGATTTTAGTTGGGATAAAGGTCTAGAGTATTTAAAAGAAAATAAACAAGAAGAAGAAAGTTCTAAAACTGAAGAAAATACTGATAACAATAACGATATAGCTGTTACAGAAAAAAACATACAGCCTAGTTATGAAGAGTTTTTTAAAGAGGTTGGACTAGAAGTAAAAACAAAAGAAGAATTTAAAGAAGTATATAAATCTTTACAAGAGGAAAACGAGCTTTTGAAAAAAAGCTATCCAGAAAAGAACGAAAAGATTGATAACTTACAAAATCTTATTAAATTAGAAGATAAAGAACTTGTAGAGCGAAGTTTAATCGCTGATGGATTTGAAGGAGTAGAATTAGAAAACGCAATGGAAAGAATGTTGGATAACGACATGGTTGACATTGAAGCAAAGAAAGTCCGCAACACACTTAATAAGGCTATAGCTTCTGAAAAGGAAACTATTATAGATGACAAACGAACTGAAACTGCAAAGCAAGAAAAAGATCGTGAAGATTCTATTAAAAGCCTTAATGACTATTTAAATTCAACAGAAAAAATGTTTGGGTTTAAAATAGCTAGTACTACTGAGAAGGCAAACGAAATTCGTAAAAGCCATCAAGAGTATATTGTTAGCGGAAAATTTTTACAAGATATTACTCAAACAGAAAAATCACTTGCAGATTGCGCTTGGCTTTGGGCTAATAAAGATGTCATTTTAAAAGCGATGCAAACAAAAGGCTTTAACAGTGGTAGAAAAGATGTGTTAAATCAGATTGGAAACCCTGACGTTGATGCTAATTCTAGAACGTTTGCAGACCCTAAAGGTGACGGAGAGTTTAATGCTAACAAGTTTATGTCTTAAATAAAACAGAAATTTAAAATTTAAAAAATAGTCAAATGAAATTTAACAAAGGTTCATACGGTAAAGAAACCGTACAGTCGAATGCTTTAGTAACTAACTTGCTAAAGTATCCAGAAATTGCAACAACATTAATTAGACAATACCCACAGTATTCTTTGAATTACTTTGTAGATGGTACGTCTCGTTTTGCAAAAGAAGAGGTTATTGGAGATAACTCATTTAAGTGGGCAGTACTAGGTCGTACAAACAGACCTTCTACTCTTACAGGTACTTCACGGGGTAACGGTGCAGCAAATGGTACATTTACTTTTGAAACAGAAGAAAACTTTTTAAATCCAAATGATATTGTAAGATTCCAAGATGGAACTTCTGCAATTCTTATTGGAGAGCCGGTTGTTAGTGCAGGGGGTTATACTTTTTCTGCAAAAATACAAACTAACGATGCAACTAAAACAATAGCTGCGGCAAATTTTACTGCAGGTAAAACTGTTAACGCTGCAGGTTCTGCATTTACAGAAGGTTCTGAAAGAGGTTACGAAAACTCTGTTTACCCTGATTGGTATGTTAACTATACTAAGATTAGTAGAAAAGCAAAATCTATTACGGGTTCAGCTTTAACTGATATTACTTGGATAGAAAACAACGGAGAAAGACTTTGGTTCTTTACAGAACAAAAAATCATGGAAGAAGATTTCTTGTATGAAAGAGAAGTTTCTGATTGGTATTCTCAGTCAACTATGGATGTTAATGGAAACGCTAAAGTTTTTGATAACAACGGTAAGCCTATTATTAGTGGTGACGGAATACTTAAGCAAATTGATTCTGCAAACGTTGACACTTACAATGGTGTTCTAACTGAAGAAAGAATTACTGACTTTTTAGCTCAGCTATCTCTTAACACAGGAGAAATGAATTCTCATTGGATAGTTTATACTGGTACTGCCGGTAAAGTAGCTTTCCACAAAGCAATGAAAGATTTAGTTTACCCATCAGGTAACTTGGTGTATGATGCTAAAGTTGGTTCAGAAACTGAAATTGGAGTTAACTTTACAACTTACAATGCTCTTGGAAGTAGACTTACTCTTGCTCACTGTCCTATCTTTGATGATCCAAACTTACATACTGACATTGACCCTAAATCTGGTTACTTGAAAGAATCGTTTAGAATGGTATTCTTAAACTTTGGACAAACTGACGGTGTTTCTAACATTGAAAGAAAAGTTAAAGGTGCAGGAGGTATTAATCGTTCAATGATTATTAAGTATTTGCCTGGAATGGTTGACCCGTTCAATCAAGCGCAAATGATGGCTGTATCTTCTAGAGATAGTTTCTCAATGGAAATACTTTCAGAATCAGGAATGATAGTTAGAAATCCACTATCATGTGGACAATTAATTTTTGCTTAAAAATTAAAATATAAAAGAAAAGGAAAATGGAAAAGTTAGCAAAAGCAGAGATAAAGAATTTGACAAAAGGATTACCTATATCAGGAATAGTCGAGGTACGTTTAGTTGACCCTAAGCGTACCGGTACTATTACTGTAAGAAGTTGTAACATGATAGATGATTTTGGTAATCACACTTGGAGACCGTTTGTGGATTCAAACGGAGCAGAGAGAATAGAAAAGATTACTAGAAAAAGAACACTAAGGCTAGAGAGTGAAAACGACAGACTATTGTATGGTCAGTTAATACATCACCCTCATTATGTTAATAGTCCTAGTTCTATTATTAAGTTGGTTAATTTAGAAGAAGGTGCTGTTGATTTTATTAATAAACGTGAGTTTAAAAATAAAGCAGAAACAATTATTTCTAAATCTTCTGACAAAGAGTTAATTTCTTTGGTAAGGGTGTTAGGCGTAAACATAAAACCAAATAGCAGCTTTAATGTTGTTAAAAGAGAGTTGTATGAGTACATTGACAACTATGATAGTACAAAGCGTAAGAGTAACGCAGAACTGTTGTTAGAAGAGTACAATTCGCCTGATTATCCAATGAAAGTCCTTGTAAGAAATGCAATAGCACAAAAAACTGTAATTGACTCATTGAATCGAATGATGTTTGGTTCTGTAAACATGGGTACTACATTTGATGGTGCTGTTACGTTTTTAAAAAACAACAAAGACATTGCAAACGAATTAGAAAAAGCAGTAGACTAAATGGATATTATACAAATGCACAAACTAGCCGATTTGCTTATTGATAAAGCAGATGCTCCTTGGTTTACTTCTGAGGAAAAGGATATGTTTATAAACCTTGCCATGAAGCAAATTGTCGATGTTAATTATCGAGAGTTTGAAAAAAATGAAGAGGCTCGTGCAAAGTTAAATACATTAGTCCGCACTAAATCTGAAGGTACGGTTGCACAAGTTAACTTAACAACAATAACTGATTTTAGATACACGTTAGCCCTAAAAGGTACTACACCAGACAGTTGCGGTAATTTGATTACTAGAAAAATATCTCCCGTACAATGGGATGATGAAGCTGGAAATCAAAACGACCCGTTTAACAAGAACAGTGATGCCAACTTAGGATATGTGCAAGAAAACATTGTTGGAACAGGTGACGTATTAAGAATACTAAGCGACACTACTCCAACAAATGTTAGCTTGGTTTATTTAAAAACTCCGGTTGATGTAAGTAATAATCTTACAACTCCGGCTAGTAATGTAAATTGTGAGCTTCCAGAAAGCGTTCATGAAGAAGTTGTTAATTTAGCTGTAAGAAAAATGTTAGGTACTGTTGAAAGCCAAATTCAATATCAATTTCAAGCTAATGAAATTGCAAGTGAAAACGAAAATAAAAAATAAAAATATGGAAAAGTTTAAATCAAAAAAAGAAGCTCAAAAGGCGTTTGAACAAAATAACATTGAATACCCAAAGTTTATTAGCGGAGCTAATAAGGGAAAAATCAAAGGTTCTTTAGATTCTTTAACGAACATATACCATAGCGCAATAAAAAAACATAGTAAAAAACCTATTGCTGAAAAGAAAAAGGTTATAAAAAAAGTAGTCTTCCATAGAGGTAGACCATTAAAATTCAATTCATTTTTATTTAAAAAACAATAATTAAAATTTATTAAGATGGCAAGACAAAAAATTTCAATCGTATCAAATGCAGCATTATCTGTTGCACCGGTAAACACAAACGGAATGGTTACACTAGCTCCTGACTTTGTAGTTCCAGAAGCTTCATTACTTGGTGTGTCCGCAATTGATATTGGTGCGCAAGCAGGAACAGCAGGTTCTGTAGCAATAACTTTTGCAGGAACTTACTTAGCGGGTGATCAAGCTAAAGTGACATTTTCTTCTAACCTTACAGCAAGTCAAAAGTTTAGAAAAACTTACACTATAGATGTTGTAACGGGAGCAACTGGTACTACTGCAATAGCTGTTTCTTTGGTTTCAAAAATTCAAAGAGAAATAGATGCAGGGCTTATTGATTATCCATTTGCTTCAGTTTCTAACTCTGCTGGTGTTGTAACTGTTACTCAAGTTGGTGATGATTCTAATGGTTTAGAAGTATTTGTTTACACAGCTTCTACAAACGGAACAATAGAAAGCCTTATTACTGACACTGTTATTTCAGAAGGTCAACCTTCAGATTTAGTTGATGCTGGTATTCCTGCAGACAAAATAACAGAAACGAGCTACAATACTGTGTGTTTACCTTACAATTCTCAAGTTGCACAACCTTTTATAGATTCAAAAGGAGAAGTTGCTTATAACTTAAAGATTTATGCTAAGCATTCAGGTTATAAAGCTCAATTAGCAACTTTAATTGCTGCAATTTAAAATTAATTTTTAAAGAGCAAATCAATAATAATTTAAAAAAAGCTCGCAGTTTATAGCGAGCTTTTTTTTATTAAATTTGAAAGCATGGCAACATTGAATGAATTAGCATACAATATTAAAAATATAGCACGTAATGGTCAAGGTAATTCTGACGATGACTTGTTAACTATATCTCAAATTAAGTTTTGGATAGAATATTATCGTGCAGAAGGAATACTACAAACTACTAATTACGGAAAAGACATACACCCGCAAATGGTGCAAGACTTAGGTATTGTTCCATTAGTAGAAGTAGATGCTACTGACTCTAACTGTCCTACTGTTTCTTGGGGTTGCAAAATAAAAAAAGTAACAGTACCTAAATTTGTAGATTTCCCTAAAGACAGAGCCGTAGTTTTTGTTGGTAAAATTGACAAAAGAGAGCCTTTTATTTTAGGTAATGCAGATACAGATTATTTTAAATCTGCTACTCAATTTGGAAAAATGATGTCAAGAGTAACAATGATTGGCAATAATATGTATTTTGAATTAAATAATACTGACATAGGATTAGAGTATGTAAATATAAGAGGTGTTTTTGAAAATCCAACAAAAGTAGATCAATATGCAGTTGCAGGTTGTAAGCCTACGTGTTTTAATGACGCTACAAGTGAATATCCTCTTCCTCTTAATTTATACGTTTATGTATTAACAAATATTTTACAAAAAGAATTACAGTTTACTGAATCGGCTGTAAATGATGAATTAAACAATGCAAGAAAAGACAATCAAAAGATTGGATAAAAATAATCGTGTAACGCTAATTGGTGTTTATGAAGAAGCTATTAAAGAAATAGAAAGAGAACTTGCTAAAAGACCATACTTAAATAAACGCACAATTACATTTAGAGAGTTTAGAAATATAGTAAAACCTTATTTAAAATTTATATTAGATTACACAATAATAGGTTTTGAGTATAAACTACCTAATAAGTTTGGAGGTCTAAGAATTATAAAAAAAAGAAATAACAAAAAACAAAGATATTATAAACCAGATAATGTTGATGAGTTTTACACAAAAGGATATTGGCATGAATTGTATTGGTTTAGACCTGATAAGTGGAAAAATATAAACGTAAAGTTAAGCCCTACTCAAACTAAAAAAATGATGAAGCAAGTCAATAGAGGTTATGAGTATGCTGATTTTACAGAATAGAAAAAAACATGAATAGCGACAAAATTTCTATAAGAAGAATTATTGGTGATGTAGCCGGTAATTTAGGTTTAAAAAGTGTTAATCAGTATATAGATGATTTTGCAAGGTGGTCTGTTGAAGCTGAGAATTTAATTGGAACTGAAAATTCATATATACATAAAGAATGTTTAATACCGGTCAAAAACATGAAAGCTTGCTTGCCCGATGACTGCGTATCATTAGTTAGTTTAAAACATTACGATACAGAAATAGAGTTTAGTGATAAAAACTTCTCTATGTTTAATAAGAGCGAGTCTAACGGAGGTTCTGTGCACTTAGCAAGCATATCGTCCGCAAAACTAAATAACGCTAACACAAGGCAAGCAAATTCAGGTAGCACGTATAATTTAGTTTTTAGTTTAAAAAACAGATACATATACGTAAACAGTAAAGACATTAGTGAAATTGGGATTAGCTATCAAGGTGTTGCTATAGACAAAGAAGGATTTCCTTTAATTTCTAAAAGTCATGAGTTGGCTGTTTCTCAATATTTAATGTGGAGATGTAAATCTGTAGAGTACTACAACGGTAAAATACCTCATCATGTTTATAAAGAGTTAGAATCAAGGTGGTATTACCTATGCGCTCAAGCAAGAGGTAATGACGAAATGCCTAGTCCTGCTAAATTAGAATATCTTGCAAACATGTTTAATCAACTATTACCTTTACCTAACAAAAAATATTTTTAATGGGGCAGATTAGTAAAAACACATTTAGCAAAGGTTTAAATAGAGATTACGACCCAACTAATGTTAACTCGTCATCTATGGTTGACAACATTAATGGTCGGTTAATGTTTAACAAAAGGGGAACACTTGATTGGGTAGAAGACAATGGTAATAAACTTACATTTACTTTAAATGGAAACAGCGGTAATGATACTGAAAGGTACGCTCCTATAGGTTATTGTGGTGATGGTAATATAAAAATTATATTTTCTGTTAAAGAAGATTTGTCTGCTTCTGAAATCGGAATACTTGGAACTGATAAAGATGGTCAAGGAACTTATAAAACTTTATTTAATGATACTCTTGATACAAATAAATTAAGTTTTAATCCAGAAAATGAAATATGCGCTAGATTTTTATATGAAAATAATGAAAAAATTAGAGTTTATTGGGTTGATGGGATAAAAAAAACAACTCCAAAATCTAATCCTCCACGTGTTTATACTTTTAAATATGATGTAACAACTGGATTGTCAAAAAATAATGTAAACGCATACTCTACAGTAACTACATCTGTACACAATATAAATAGTCAACCTGATTTTAATATTGGTATAGTAAAATTTGTAGAAAATATTGCTGGTAGTTTATTAACGGGTGTTTATCAATATGCTTATAGATTGCTAACAATTGACGGATATGTAACTCCTTGGACAATTCCTACTAAAAAAATATTTGTTACTTCTGATGTTGTTGATGGAGACAATTCCCCTCGTTATGAAATGGAAGGCTCTGGTGAGTCTTCATCAAAAGGTATCAAAATAGAAATTAAAGGTATAGATGTAAATTACAAAAGAATAGAAATTGTTTATTTATACTCTAAAACAACCACAGTTGTAGACTCTTCAAATATTTTTTTAAGAACAGAAATAACTGGCTCTACAATGACTTTTGAACACACTTCTAATGATGGTGTACCTGTTGTAGCAGCAACTATAGCTGAAAAGTTTCAAGCAGTTAGCTCGGCAAAGACATTAGATATTAAAGACAATGTTTTGTATTATGGAAACATTAACGAAAATAGATTGTCTATTACAGACGAAGAAATAGAAGCGGTTTTAGTAGACTTAACAATTAGCCCTAAGTTTAGAGATATGCCTTCCGATAAGCATAAACCTAACAATCAAAATTATGACTCAGTCGGAGCTCAACCACCTCTTGTTCGTGACCAAGACTGGACAGACGTAACTACAAACAAAAGATTAAATCAATCAAGTTTAGAAACTTATAGTATAAAAAATGATTACGCTAATTATAACGGAACACAAGTAGAGCATTTATTTACCGGTTATTTTCGTGGTGAAGTTTATAGATTTGGTATTGTTTTTTACGATAAAGTTGGAAATCCGTATTTTGCTTTTCATTTAGCTGATTTTTTATTTCCAGATCAATATAGTACATCTTATGAGTGGCGTAGATTAAAACAAGATGGCACTATAAGACAAAGAAGTGCAATTTTAACACAGCCTGCTGTACCTACTAATGATTTTCATAACACAAATTTATTGTCCGACTATTTAATTAATAATACAAGTTATTATAATACAGGTTATTCAGACCTTAGAATAATGGGTATTGAAGTTGGAGGTTTAGATTTGTCAGGTATTGCAGATAGAATTAGCGGATTTTCTATTGTTAGAACAGATAGAAATAAATCAATACTACATCAAGGCTTGATATTGCCAAACACATTTGATCCTGATGATGGAAGAACAAGACCTTGGCCGGTAAGCCATATGAGAATAGGGGCGGCAGGAAGTTATCCGGGTGAATTTGAACTGTTTGGCATAAAAGGAAGTAACGGTCAAAAATTTAGGATAAAACCTAATGATTGTATTTTACACGCTCCTGATGTAGATTTTGATGTTGCAAATAATTTGCCAGTTGTTACTAATAGTGACAGATTAAAAATTGTTGGCTCTTGCTATAAACAGTGCAATGCCGGTGACAACTCATTTAATCGTCCAAATTATACATTTTTAGACCAAAACCCTAATGGTGATGATAATGCCGTAATGATTACTAAATGGTATAGAACTTTTAATAATTATCACAATAATGTATCTGGTACTTTTGCAGAAATTCGTCCTTCATACGGAATGACAGCTAAAATAACACATCAATATAATTTAAATATTAATCAATCTTTACCAAATTATAGAGGCTCTACTGACTTTGATAATGCAACACAATTTGAAACTGACAGTGCGCCTAATACCGAAGGCTATGGGAATAGCACAGAATTTGCAGGCGGTGGAAAACCAAATAGTATTTTATATAGGCATTTAGATTTTACCGGAGGTTTAACGTCTGATTCTCATTCTTGCGCTTTTAACTATAATAGCGGCTCTACTCTAACTACTGGAACTCAATCAGGAGCTTTAATATGCAATTACACTAGAAATGGAGATAACATAGCAGAAACTGCTTATGGAGGTTTAACAGCTAGTAGTTTGTCTGAAACTATTTTTTATTCAACAGGTCATTTTCAACCAATAAATAATACCGCTTTTACAACTCCTTCTAGTAATATTTATAATCAAATTGAAATTTTTGGCGGAGATTGTTATTTAAATTATTTTGGATTTGCTAGAATTTATCCTAGAATACGAAGTGGGGCAAGCGGTAATTCGGGAGTTGGATATGGAATTGTTTTTCCTTTAGAAAGTGAAAATAATTACAGCTTAAGACAATCAAATACAAACCCAGAAAGAATGTATACTGATGTTAGTATTAGACCTGGAGGTACTCCTAGTATTTGGACAAATGGTTTGTTTTATACGTCTTCAACTAATAATCGTTTAGAAATTTTTAATTATAATGACGTTATAAATTTTAGCGAATTAACAACTTTCTTTACTGGAAAACCTATAGATTTTGATAGTATTAATGAATTTCCTATTAGATGGAGGCATACAAAAACTAAATATTATGGCGACCCTATTGATACTTGGCGACAGTTTGAAGTAAATAAATTTCAAGATTTAAAAGGTGTATACGGTCCAATTACAAGCTCAAGTTTTTTGTTTAATCAAATTTATTCTTTTCAAGAAACCGGATTTGGTAGGCTTAGAGCGTTTGATAGAGCAGCTTTAGAAAGTGAAACAACTCAATCCTTAACAACTGGTATAGGTCCGGCATTAGATGGTGTTGATTATGTATCAACTTCTGTTGGTAATCAAAACCAATGGTCTTTAGTAAACACAGGAAAAGCATTTTATTGGATAGATGTTTATAATGGAAAAGCAATGCGTTTTGCTCAAGATGGATTAAGTTATCTTTCTGATTTAAGAGGCATGCATTATTTCTTTGCAAAAGAATCTTCTTTCTTTTTAAATAAAGACAACCCAATTAATAACAATGGAATACTAGGAGTTTGGAATTCTAAAGATAGAGAAGTCTTGTGGACTTTTAATAGAGACGAATATTTTAGTATTAATTACGGAATTACTATTAACTCTGATTTAATTGACAATGAGTTTTATTACGGTAATAACGAAACAGTATTTATTAATTGGCAAGGCGTTTCAGGTGTTTTACAAGGAATAGCTTTGCCAGCGGGTAATAGTCAATTTGGAAACAATACTAATATTATACAATATATTTCTTTAAAAAGTACATCTAATGCAATGGGTGTTAAACAGTATATAGGTTCTGGTAGTAGCGGATTAGTTTTAATACAACCGGGTGAAAACTATATGTTTTACAGAGATTCAAGCACAGATGTTTGGTCATACACATTATTGACTGATAAAAGCAAAATAACGCCTTTTAGGGCAACAGTAGTTTATTCTGAATACATAGAGTCATTTAGTCAATTTCATTCTTTTAAACCTAACTTTTACATTTCTCATAATAAATTTTTAATTAGTGAGCAGGCTAGTCTTGAACCTAAAAAATATTATGTTCATGGCAAAAATGAATTACACGCTAATTATTATGGTCAAAATTGGAAAACAAGTTTAAAAGTTACAGTTAGTGATCAAGGTGAATTTTCTAAATTGTTTGATAACGTAAGGGTAGCAGTTAATAAGCAAGGCGTTGATAAGATGAGTAAATTTATTTTCTCTACAGAACAACAAAAACATTTTTATGATGTTCAATCAGACACAAGAGTAAGGTTTTTAGAAGACAACTTTAGAATGCCGATTAGAACTCAAAATCAATTAGACCGTATGAGAGGTAGGTGGCTATCTATGATTTTTGAATTTCAAAACAACACAAGCTATTCAATTAAAATTGATAACTTAATAAATCATTACAGACTTTCTAACAGAAAATAATCATGGCTATATTTCAAGACACAAGAGAATTACCTAGACATTTAGAACCTGCGCCAGGCATGACAAAGGTTAAGGGTTGGAAAAAAAATGCTTTAGCTGTAATGGGCTATAAAGATACGGGAGAAAGAAACGCTTGGGGAAAAGCAAAAAGTTTTTTACCGAACATAGGAGTAGCGTCTAATTTAATTGGCAGAAATGTAGCTAAAAAATTAACAAAAGGTACTGACGCTAACACCGTTATGAAAGAAACGGATGACGAATGGATGAGTGCAGGATTGTCAAAAGGTAAATTTTTATACGAAGTCGCTAAACTTGGATTAACATTAGGAGTTGGCGGTGGAATAGGTGCTGCAAAAAAAGCAGGGTCTAGCATGATTGAAGGTGGTGGAATAGGTGGAGGTAGAGATATAGCTACAAGTACAGCAGGTAGTAATTTAACAAAAATGCTAGATTCAGAAGGTACAGATTTAGCCAAGCAAACTTTAGATTTAGGAGCTGATAATATACTAGGAAATAAAAGCAATTCAGAATTAATAAATTCTATTGGTAATGATGAAAATGATGACGGAACTCTTAACATGGATAAATATGAAGAAAGAGGGTTTAGTTTTAATGAGCTTGATAATGAAGACAAAAAATTAATGAAAAAAGCAAAACGTCAAAAAAGATTAGGTCAAGCATCTAATTTATTAGACAAAATACCTTTAGCGGGCGGTGTTGCC